AGATATCAACGCTATCTGCAGGATATGCTTTATGGTCAATGTTATTTAATGAAGACTTCAACGTTTTAGTTATAGCAACTACTCAAGACGTTGCCAAAAACTTAGTAAGTAAAGTTCAAATAATGAATGAAAATTTACCAAGTTGGTTGAAAACAAATATAGTTACAAATAATAAATTATCATTAAAATTTGCAAATGGCTCTCAAATAAAAGCAATATCCAGTGCATCAACAGGAGCACGATCGGAAGCATTATCATTATTAATAGTTGATGAAGCTGCTTTTATTAGAAATATTGAAGAAATATGGGTAGCTTCTCAAGCAACATTATCTACTGGTGGTGGAGCTATTGTATTATCTACTCCTAATGGTATCGGTAATTGGTTTCATCAAACATGGGCAGATGCTGAAACTGGTGTTAATGGATTTCAAACAATTAAATTAGATTGGAAATTACATCCAGAACGAGATCAATCATGGAGAGATGAACAAACTCAATTACTAGGAGAAAGAGGAGCAGCTCAAGAATGTGATTGTGATTTTATATCTTCTGGACATACTGTTGTCGACGGATTAATATTACAAAAGTATGAATCTAAATGTGAAGAGCCTGTAGAAAAAAGAGGATTTGATAATGGTTATTGGTTATGGGATTATCCAAATTATGAAAAAAATTATATAATAGTAGCAGATGTTGCTAGAGGTGATGGAGCTGACTGGTCGACATTTCATGTTATAGATGTAGAAACAATTACACAAGTAGCAGAATATAAAGGTAAATTACCACCAAAAGATTTTGGTAATATGTTAGTAACAATTGCAACAGAATGGAACAATGCATTGTTAGCTATAGAAAATGCAAACATTGGTTGGGCAGCCGTACAGCCAGCATTAGATAGAAACTATGAAAATTTATTTTATACATATAAAGATGATGGATATGTTGATTTAGAAGTACAACTTTTAAAAGGATATGATCAAAAAGATAAAACTAAAATGGTGCCTGGAGTTTCTACAACATCAAGAACAAGACCATTAATGATATCAGCATTAGAAATGTATATGCGGGAAGGAACTCCTATTATAAAATCAAAAAGATTAATACAAGAAATGTTTGTATTTGTTTGGTTGAATGGTAAAGCTCAAGCACAGATTGGATATAATGATGATTTAGTAATGGCTTATGCAATTGCGTTATGGTTACGAGATACAAGTTTAAAATTAAGACAGCAAGGAATTGAATTAAATAAACGAGCATTATCAAAATTTCAAAAAACTGATTATAGTATTTATACAAATAAAGATCAAAATTCAAATGAAACATGGGATTGGAATAATGGTCAAGATAATGAAAATTTAACATGGCTTCTGTAGTTAGTTATATTTATAATAAATAAAAGAAAATATTATGGCGTCATTAAGAAAACGTTTACAAAAATTATTTAGTACAAACGTAATTGTTCGAAAATATGGTAAAGATAAATTACGTGTTGTTGATACTAATCGATTACAATCTACCGGTAATATAGCACAGAGTAAAATTACTGATAGATATTCTAGATTACATGGAGCAAATAAACACGGTTATGGATCATACGGATCTGCATATGGAGGCTATGATGCAAATTATTATTCTCAACAAAATAGAAAACAATTATATGTTGATTATGAAATGATGGATAAAGATCCAATTATTTCTTCAGCATTAGATATATATTCTGATGAATCCACATTAGAAGATCAATTTGGTGATATATTAACTATTAAAACAAATAAAACTCATATACAGAAAATATTATATAATTTATTTTATGACATTTTAAATATAGAATTTAATATGTGGCCTTGGATACGTAATTTAGCTAAATATGGAGATTTCTTTTTAAAATTAGATGTTGCTGACGAAATTGGTATTTTAAATGCAAGACCTTTATCTGCATATGAAGTAGAACGTATGGAAGAATTCAATCAAGAAACAGGAGAATATGACATTAATTTTCAACATACTATTTCTGATAATGTAAAATATGATGTATTTGAAGTTGCACATTTTAGAATGATATCTGATTCTAACTTTTTACCATATGGTAGATCAATGTTAGAAGGCGCACGACAAGAATTTCAAAAATTAATGATGTTAGAAGATGCAATGTTGATTCATAGAATTATGCGTGCACCAGAAAAAAGAGTATTTAAAATTGATATTGGTAATATTCCACCAAATGAAGTTGATTCATTTATGGAACAAATTATTAATAAAATGAAAAAAGTTCCATATGTCGATAAAAATACGGGAAATTATAATTTAAAATTTAATTTAAATAATATGCTTGAAGATTATTATTTACCAGTTAGAGGTGGTAATAGTCAAACTCAAATAGACACATTACCAGGAATGACTTTTACTGGAATTGAAGATATTGAATATGTTAAGCATAAAATGATGGCTGCTTTGAAAATACCAAAACCATTTTTAGGTTATGATGAAGGAGTTGAAGGAAAAACAACATTGGCATCTATGGATATTAGATTTGCTAGAACTATTGAACGAATACAAAAAATAGTAGTATCAGAACTATCTAAAATTGCAATTGTACATTTATATGCACAAGGATATGAAGGAGAAGACTTAATTGGTTTTGAATTGTCATTAACGCCTCCATCTATTATTTACGATCAACAAAAAGTTGCTTTAATGAATGAAAAAATTCAATTAGCAGTTGCAATGAAAGATTCTAAATTAGTTTCAGATAAATACGTATATGAATATATCTTTAATATGTCTGAAGATGAATGGTTAGAAGAGCGAAATAATATTGTAGAAGATTTAAAATTAAGATTCAGACAAAATCAAATTGAACAAGAAGGGAACGATCCTACGTTAACTGGACTTTCATATGGTACTCCGCATGATTTAGCATCAATGCATCAAAGCACAGATGATGTTACAAAAAAAGATAAAGGAGGCCGGCCTCCCGAAGGAATAAAATATGGACAACATGCAAATCATATGGGATGGGATCCAACAGGAGCAAAAACAATAAAACAAGCTACAACATTTCAAGGTCAGCCTAAAAGAAAATCAAAAAATGTTGCAACTGAAAATATTGAAATTTTAAAAAAATTAAAGAAAAATCGATCGAAAATATTATTTGAAACACAAAAAGAAACAAATGATACTGGATCAATATTAGATGAAAATAATATTTTATAAACACTCCTATATTTATATGAAAAGAAACTGTGTATTCTCATGAAAAATTTAAAACATTCAAAGTATAAAAATACTGCTATTCTTTTTGAAATGTTAGTAAGAAAACTTACTTCAGAAACTATGACTTCTGATAAAACGGTAACTGTAGAAATAATCAAAAAATACTTTGGTAAAAATACAGCACTTTCGAAAGAGTTACAATTATATAATTCATTAATTAAAGAAACTATTAAATCAGAAGCTCAAGCATTAGATTTTATTAGAACTTGCAAAAATTCGCATATGAAACTTAATAAAAGTGCATTACGAAGACAGCGATATAATTTAGTTAAAGAAATTTCTGAAAATTTTAATTTTAATAAAATATCAAAAATTAGAATTAATAATTATAAAGAATTAGCTTCTATATATAAACTATTTGAATATGCAGAATCAGATAATCCAAAAGAATTATTAGAATGTAAATCTGCAATAGTAGATCATTTAAGCGGAAAAAATATTAAAAGTTTAAAATTATCTCCATTATTGGAAAAATATAAAAAATATGACAAAGATGTTAGACTATTAACGTATAAACTTTTAGTAGATAAATTTAATACAAAATATTCTTCATTAGATGAAAATCAAAAAAATATTTTAAATAAATATATTACACACGTTAATGATTCAGATGCAATAAAAGCTCATTTAGAACGAATTATTCCAGACATAAAAAATTCTTTAAAAGAACAAGTTTCAAAAATTGCCGATCGTGTAACAAGAATAAAAGTTGATAAGTTGTCTGAAATGCTTTGTAATATTGAAACAATTAAAACTATTAAAGAATCTCATATTTTAACTGTATTAAGATACTATGATTTAATTAAAGAATTAAAACAGGTAAACAAATGAAATCATTTTTAAAAGAAATAGAATCAAAATTTAAAGAAATTCAAGAACAAGATCATAATAATGATGATAAAGAAAACTTTGCAGATATCATGATTGCAAGAATGATGAAATCTGGAATGTCTAAAGAGGATGCAATTGCAAAAGTTAAAAATAAAAAATATAATGAAGAAGCTAAACCTGACTTTTTAGATTTAGATGGAGATGGAGATACAGAAGAAGATATGAAAGACGCTGCAGCTGATGCTAATGAAGCAATAGACGAAATGAATACAACAGCAGCAGTCCCAGGGGATATTCAAACACCATATGCATTTTCAACAAAAGCACAAGCTAAAAAGAAAAAGAAAATAAAATATGAGTCAGTTCAATCAGCAATGGATCAGAAATATGCTGCAATGATTGAGTCATATTCAAAATTTGTAACAGAAGATTCAAAATTATCGCCTGCACAAAAAGTTAATAATGCAATTAAAGATGTAGCTAAGAAACTACAAGAAATAGAAAAGGTAGTCGGATATACATCTAGATTAAAAAAAGAATCAGACATAGCTGGATCAACGTATGGCAAATCTACTCATAAAGCATTACATAAAATTTCAGAAAGATTATTAAAAATTTCTGAGCGAATTAGGAGTTTAGGAGAATAATATGAGTAAATCATTATTAGTAGAATATATGCCATTTAAACCAATTGGATCTGTTAATGAACAAATGGCTAATAAATTTGGAGTCCCAGGCGGATTAGTAGTGCAAGGAGTATTACAACGTGCAGGAGCAAAAAATCAAAATGGTAGAGTATATCCTAAACATATATTAGATCGAGAATCTAAAAAATATCAAAAAGAATATATTGATCAAAATAGAGCATTAGGAGAATTAGATCATCCAGAATCATCTGTTGTTAATTTAAATAATGTATCACATAATATTTTAAAAATGTGGTGGAAAGGTGATGATTTAATGGGAGCAGTTCAAATATTAGAAACTCCTTCCGGTAAAATATTAAAATCATTATTTGACGCCGGCATAACATTAGGAATATCAAGTAGAGGATTAGGTAGCGTAAAAGAATTATACAAAGAGTCTGCAGTAGAAGTACAAGAAGATTTTGAATTGATATGTTTTGATTTTGTTTCAAATCCGTCGACCCACGGAGCATTTTTAAGACCAATGAATGAATCAGTAAATAAATCTAGTAAAGATTATACAAAAGTAAATAACATTATTACATCAATATTATGTGATAGTGGTAAATGTAGGATATTACCATGAAATTTAAAGAAATATTAGAAGCATTAGAAAGAGAACCAGTAAAAGTTACAAATGAAGAAAAACGTGCTTTTTTAGATGCTGTTAGAAATTATTCACAATTAGGAGAATCTGTATATGGAAAAGGAGATCTTAAAGAATTATGTGAAAAAGTTAAATACATGGTCGATACAGCTCAACAAGTAACTCTTTCCGAAGGAGATTGGTTTGATGGAATTACTGTTAATAGACATATGAAAAGTATAAATGATTCATATAAAGTATTTGAAAAAACAGCAAAAGAATTATCTCAACTCCAAGAAAGACTATCAGCTGCATATGAAGATATTGGACAAGGATTAAATAAATATTTTGATATAGACTAATTATTTGGATCTTATAAAAAAAATTATTATAATATATAAAGGAAATAAATGTCAAGTATTGATAACATGTATCATGAATTTTTTGGAATGAAGCCCCAAACTAATGAAGCAGATTTATTAAATAAATTAGTTGATTATAAAGGCGGATTTTTATATAAACTATTAGATCCTGCTACTGCAGGAAATGTTAAAGCTGATATACAAGCATTTTTAAACAAAAAAGGAATGCATGTTATAACAACAAAATTTGACGACGCAGCCGGAAAAGGTTTCTTTTATATTAGATTAGGAGAAGATCCTGCAAAAGAGTCACAGCGTGTGCAAGGCTTTATAAGTCAATTACCGGAGGTTGAAAAATTTAAATTTACATTACAACCGATCCAGAAAAAACAAGTTACAAAATCAATAAATACAAATGAATAAACAATTAAAACATCACAAATCAATAGTTCCAGGCAAATCAAATTCAACTAAAGTTATAAATCGTGATATTAATTTTGCATTAAGATTATGGAAAAAACAAATTAAATCATCTGATGTACTAGGAAAAATTAAATCTCTACAAGAATATGAAAAACCTAGTATAACTAAAAGAAGAGAGAAACAAAACGCAGTATATAGACAAATGATTTCTGATTTATATTCTGATTAATATAATTAATTAATAGTCCTGATTTAGTTCAGGACTATTTTACTGTTTTTTCAGTTTGTCTATATTTATAGTAAATACACTATCTCTATATAGTGTCAAATATTATTAATTATTCTTATTAAGATTCAAAATAATCTTATTTCCAAAATAAAATTTAAGGAGAACAGTAATGGACGAAAAATCGGACTTACTAAAAGAAGCAATTGCAGATGCAAAAGCCGTTAAGGAAACAGCATTAGCAAACGCTAAAATAGCTCTTGAAGAAGCTTTTGCTCCTAGAATTCACAACATGCTATCAAC